AGTGCTGATGAACTTGGAAACCTTATGACTGAGGAACTTGCTAAACACGAGAAATTAGAGTTAAGCGAAGTACCAGAAGAAGTGCAAGAGGAACTAAACCAACCAGCTGCTGAGCCAATCAAGGCTAACCCAGAAGCTGATAATAAAAATACTGGCGGATATAAATTTGGGAAAAACAGAAAGCCATCAATAGCCGACAGAGTGATGGAAAGAATAATTAATATAAACAACTAAAATAAAAAAAAATGAGTGTAACAATTACAAGTAGCTATGCTGGAGAATTTGCTGGAAAGTACATCGCTTCAAGTTTATTAGCTGCAAAAACAATCGATGATGGTGCAATTACTATCTTGCCTAACATCAAATACAAGGCTGCTATGAAAGTAGGAGCATTCTCAAACTTAATTAAAGGAGCAAGTTGTGATTTTGATACAACTACTTCAAGTTTGGCTTTAACTGAGAAAGTTTTAACTCCAAAAGAATTGCAAGTAAATCTTGACATTTGCAAGAAAACTCTACATTCAGATTGGGAAGCTGCTCAAATGGGTTATTCTGCTTTTGACAACTTACCTCCCCTATTTAGCGATTTCGTTATTGCTCGTGTAGCTGCTGAGGTTGCATCAAGTACTGAAACTTCAATTTGGGATGGTGCTTCTGGTGCTGACAATTTTGACGGATTTAGAGCCTTAGCTTTAGCTGATGGAACAGTAAACGATGTAACTGGTACTACTGTAACTTCTGCTAATGTTGTTACTGAACTTGGTAAAATTGTAGATGCTATTCCTTCTGGAGTATATGGAGCTGAGGATTTAAAACTTTATGTTTCACAAAACATTTTCAAGGCTTATGTAAGAGCTTTAGGTGGATTTGCCGCTACAAACTCTGGTGTTGATGCACAATCACATATGTGGTATCAAGGTGGTTCAACATCTTTTGATGGTGTTGATTTATACCCAACAAGTGGATTAAGAGACAACTGTGCAATCGCTGCAAGAAGTTCTAACTTATTCTTTGGTACTGGTCTATTAGATGACAGAAACGAAGTACGAGTTATTGATATGGCAGAAAACGACGGCTCAATGAATGTCCGTATCGTTATGAGATATACTGCTGGAGTTCAAATCGGTGTTGGTGCTGATGTAGTTCTTTACGATTAATAACAACAATTAACTAACATAAAGAGGGTGGGCAAAACTGCCTACCCTTTTTTAATATTAACCTAACTTATTGATTTTCAGTAAGTTAAAAAAAAATTTTTAACAATTATGGCGTGTGCAATAACAAAAGGTAGAGGGGTTGGATGTAAGACCGCCTTTGCTGGAATTAAAAATATTTACATCTTAGATTATAGTGCTGCGATTGCTGCTTTAGGCGATAGTAGTGGTACTATAACACTACCAACTGACAACTCTGCTGAGTTCTTCAAGTTTGAAGTAAAGGGCGGTTTAAGTTCTTTAGAAACTACTGTAACATCAAGTAGAGAAAACGGAACTACTTTTTACGAAAGTACTTTAAATGTTACCTTTCAACTATTAGACGTTTCGACACAAGAAGAGATTAAACTCTTAAATAGAGGTCGTGCGCATTACGTTGTTGAAATGTACCCGGATGGTGCTGGGAATACTAAGCGTTTATTAATGGGTAGAGATAATGGCGCTGAAATAACTGGCGGTACTATCGTTACTGGTGCTGCGCCTGGAGATTTACAAGGGTTCACTTTAACAGCAGTAGCAACAGAGGTTTTTCCTCCGTTCTTCTGTACTGTTCCAGATATCGCTTCAGCAACTCCAATCACACCAGCTTAGGTTTAAATATATTTTTGTATATTTGTCCTATGTCCGTTTTGGTTGACGACATAAAGAAAATTAGCCTTTCCTTTTGGGGAGGCTTTTTTTTATACAAAATAAAATAGTTTTGTTTATATATTAGTATGAAGATTATAGGAACTAATGGCGATAAAACTTTTAAGGTTATACCACGCCAATTTATTAGCGGTGCAATTACTGTAAACCTAACAAGTGAAAGTACTGGCGCAACTATAAATAAAACTCCTACCGCTTCAGCAGATGGCAATTATATGTCATTTGTAGCTGCTTTCGGTACATTAACTGAGGGCGATTTTTATATGCTTGAGATAAAAAATGGTGCTGCTGTAATTTACAAAGACAAAGTATTTTGCACAGACCAAACTATAAACCAAGCTAACAACGATTACTATTCTGTAAATGATGGCGAATACACCACAGAGAATAGCTTTGATAACGATTATATTATTTTATGAACGATTTAAGAATAGTTAATTTAAGCACCTACACAAGTCCAGAGATTGTAGAGAAGTCTAACAAACAATGGGTAGCCTATGGTAGTGATAACAACTACTTTGGTTACTTAATAGACCGCTACAACGGAAGTCCTACAAATAACGCTATTATTAATGGTGTTAGCCAAATGATTTACGGCAAAGGCTTAGATGCTTTAGACAGCAGTAGAAAGCCAGAGCAATACGCTAAAATGATTACTTTATTTAAAAAGGATTGTGTGCGTAAGTTGTGTTACGACCTAAAACTTATGGGTCAATGCTCTATTCAAGTCATTTACTCTAAGGATAGAAAAACAATCGCACAAGTAGAACACATCCCAGTAGAGAATTTAAGAGCAGAGAAGTGTAACGAGAAAGGCGAAATAACTGGCTATTTTTATAGTGATGATTGGAGTAATGTAAAACCAAGAACAGAATTAAAACGCATACCAGCTTTTGGCTATTCTAAAGAAAGTATTGAGATTATATACGTTAAGCCTTACAGAGCTGGGTATAAGTACTATTCAAGTCCAGACTATCAAGGTGGCTTACAGTATGCAGAGTTAGAAGAAGAAATAAGCAACTATCACTTAAACAACATTCTCAATGGTCTTGCACCATCAATGTTAATTAATTTTAACAATGGTACACCAAACGCTGAGGAACGTCAAGCCTTAGAAAACCGCATCTACTCTAAATTTAGTGGCTCAAGTAACGCTGGTAAGTTTATACTTGCTTTCAACGATAACTCAGAGAGCCAAGCTACAATAGAGCCAATACAATTAAGTGATGCACATAACCAATACCAATTCTTAAGTGATGAGAGTGGCAAAAAGATTATGGTAGCGCACCGAATTGTTTCTCCTATGCTTTTAGGGATTAAAGACAGTACTGGTTTGGGTAACAATGCAGACGAACTACAAACCGCATCGGTGCTTATGGATAACACCGTTATAAGACCATTTCAGCACCTTTTAATAGATGCCTTTGATAGTATATTAGCTTTTAACAATATCTCTTTAAAATTATACTTTAAGACCTTACAACCGCTTGAATTTACAGACTTAGAAAACGTAGAGGACGAAGAAACAAGAGAAGAAGAAACTGGCGTAAAATTAGCTAAAGAATTACCAAAAGAATTAGGTAGCGATATAGCAGATGCCTTAATAGACTTAGGAGAGGACGAAGCAGACCTTTTAAGCGACTTTGACGTAATGGATGAGCGAGAAGTAAACTATGACGAAGAAGATGGCTTAGATGAGGTTATTACAGACTTAAACAAACCAAAAGAAAAAAGCACACTTGCTAAAATCTGGGAGTTTGTAAGTACTGGAAGCGCAAAGCCTTTTAGAGAAAGCGAACAAGATGGAGAAAGCAAACAAGAAGCTGAAGAAGGAAATACTTTTTTAGTTAGATATATGTATTCTCCACAAAGATACAGCGCAAACTCACGACCATTTTGTAAAAAGATGGTAGATGCTAAAAAGGTTTACCGCAAGGAAGATATAATCTCTATGGATACTAAAGTAGTCAATGCTGGTTTTGGTAAAGGTGGAAGCGATACTTACTCAATATGGCTCTATAAAGGCGGTGCAAGATGCCAACATAAATGGCTTCGTAAGACGTATGTGCGCAAGGATGGTGCTAAAGGCTTAGGCGATGCAATCACAACGTCAGAGGCAAGGTCAAGAGGTTTTAAGCCAGAGGCTAACGCTCAAAAAGTGCCAGTAGCACCAAAGGATATGAAGTATAAAGGTTATACCGCTGAATATTGGAACAAAATAGGATTTAAGAACTAATGGCAACAGTATTATTTATAAACAGAACGGACTTAGTTAAAAACTCTATCATTGATGGCAATGTAGACACAGATAAGTTTATACAATTTATTAAGGTCGCACAACAAATAGACATCCAAAACTTGTT